CCGCATGGCTTGCACGATACAAGAAGGCCAATGTTATCTATACCCTACCATCGAAATCTATTGTTAAAGACTTTGTTACTCCTAAAGTAGATCCAATACTTATTAACAATCCGGTGTTCCAAGGGTGGCTTGGTAAGACCGATTCAGTTGCACTAAAACAGATCGGCGATAGGTTTGTTTACTTCAGAGGATCTTGGGAAGAATCTGCAGCCATCTCAATATCAGCACACGTTCTAATGAATGACGAGCTGGATAGATCTAATCAAAAAGTTGTGCGTACTTACAGAACCAGACTTGATGATGCTAAACGAGAACGTCCGGATCTTGGTTGGATATGGCAATACAGCAACCCATCAATTCCCGGCTATGGTGTGGACGAGATGTGGCAAGAATCCGATCAGAAGCATTGGTTTGTTAAGTGCCCGCATTGTGGTGTTGAGTGGTACTTGGATTGGCCCACCAGCATTAATTTTGAAACAGAACAGTATGTGTGCTCTAAGTGTCACGGCGTGTTGTCCAATGATGATAGGAGAGGGGGCCGATGGGTTAAGAAGTACAACGATAGAAAAGTGTCGGGGTATTGGATTAACCAGATGATGTGTCCTTGGATCCCGGCCGCAAAGATAATCAATGATTACAAAGTAGTTTACAAAAGCGATCTTGCTACCTTCTTTAACTTCACCATGGGAAAGGCCTACTTGAGCAAAGACTTCTCCGTTACTCGTGACACGATTGTTAAGTGCATTTCTCCGGATATAAACAGCCGGGCCGATGTGGCTATTGGTGTTGATAACGGCGTAACCAAGACCGTGGTTATTGGCAATGCTTATGGAATATTCAAAGTTTACGAAACGGATAGTTGGGAATTGATAGAAGAAGATATCAAAAGATACGATGCTACTTGTTTTATTGACTCGTTGCCCTATTCTGCTACGCCTATAAAATTATCCGAGAAGTACCGGGGCCGTGTGTTCATTCATTACTTTGATGATAATAGGAAGTCCGGATCAGTCATTGAGTGGGGTACGAATGAGAAAACAAATGTAGTAAGGTCTGATCGTACCAAAGTGATTGATATGCTGGTGCAGGAATTAATCAATAAAGAGATCCTTTTTAACATGACTCTAACAGATCTCGAACAATACGTTTATGACTGGACACAGTTATACCGGGAAGTGGAAACCAACACACAGGGCATAGCAAAGGCCGTTTGGAAAACCATTGAGAACAGACGGGATCACTACGCATTTGCTACTGTTTATTGGCGTATTGCTCTTGAGAAGTCTACTGTATCAAGTGGTATCTTACGCACACCGCAAAAAAGAGGTAAAATAATAAAGAGTGTATTTGTAGATCCGGATAGTACGGTTCCGGCAATTGATCCTAACCAAGTTTTAGAAAGGTCGCAAAGAAAAGGAAAATCATGGAAAACAAAATAAAAGAGATAGAAAATCCGGATACTCATACTGTAACAGTCATCTTGGGTAAGTGTACCCCTAACGTACGAAAGAAGTTTCATTGTATGAATTGCGGCAAAACCGTGTTCCAGTATTATTCAGAGGTTAGAATCATAATTGATGGCGAAATGCGGGAAGTTGAAAGGCCCATTGATATCATGTGTACTCAACAGGGGTGTAAAACGGTTTATAGAGTCATCTAAGAATGATATACTAACAGTATGAACGAATTACCTTACATACCGGACAACCCAAACTCACCACTTGAGGGAGAGCAGCAAGAAGGGGTAATAATCCCGGATCAGTCTGATCCTTTTTCATTGGATCTTGACGACAAAGAGCTTATCCAGATCGTAGGTAATCGTATCGAAGAAGCTAAACAATGGTGGAACGAAAAGCTTGGACTAGATGGGCACAGAGAGTTAGCAGAAAAATATTACAAGAATCAGTCTTTTGATGAGAAGGACTTATACGATCACCAAGTACCCTACAAAGATAACAGAATAATAATTGACGTTGAAACATTGTCGGCCCTTGCCGTTATGAATCCGGCCGAACCGATTGTCACTGAAGCTAATGACACAGATGCTTCAAGACAGTTGGCTATGGATCTTGGGAATGTGTTGTTTGCTTTGTACGAGGATCTATACATAAAAGCTAAACTTGTGAAGGTGGCCAGACATTTGATGATGGGTAAGAGAATTGCAGTTTTGAAATACTGGTTTGATCCCTCACTTGGTAAGATACTCCCGGACGGCAGCAGAAAAGGTGCAATAGTTGTAGAGAACAGAAGGCCGGAGAAGATAGTAAT